GGTTGGAGTGGCTGCAGCGCCCTGGATCGCACTAACACCCTGCGCAGATCCGAGCTGCGTAATGTCTTGCGGTTTGGCAACCGTGCCAAAGTCGCCTATCGTGTAATTTAGCGCCGGAATGTCGCTCGGGCGAAATGCCGAGGCAATACCAAGCGCGCTAAGGCCTTGTGCTGCTCCTCGAGCAGCTTGCGACATGTAAAGCTGCGCCTGTTCTTGCGCGCGTAACGCCTGTTCGGCTTCTGGGCTGACCGTTTGGCGCACGGTCGGTTGTTCAATGTACGTTGTGAACTGTTCTTGTGTCGGGGCATCGCCTGCCGCGTCATAACCATATTGCGCAAGGCGATTTTGATACCCTTCCAGCGCTTTGTTGTAAGCATCGGTATCAACGGTCGGCGTTTTTGTCCAAGTAACCGTTTGCGAGCCGGTCGGCGAGTAAATGTTGGGGTTGGACATGTAGGCCGATTGCTTGGCAGCTGCCAAGTTGGCCTCACCCTGCTTAATCGCGAGGGTTGCGTAATCAGGCGCCGGCGGCGGTGCTGGAGATTTTTTGCCCATACCTTGCTTCCAAAAAACGACACTTATCGGGTGTCTGCGTCATCAAAACAATGTCTCCATCGGGTGCGGCGTTTTTAATCCGCGCTTCCTCTGAAAACCCCATTTTTCTGACCAGTTTGAGCGCTCGGGTATGATTGCTCGAAATCGGTCCGATTATCTTATCAACATTTGCCACGTTATACGCATAGTCGTACACCGCGGCGATATAGGTCGGCGTCACGCGTTGCCAGGCAATGTGGCATACCACCGATCGACCGTTCCAATTCTCAAAAATCGTGCCGGCGACCAGCTGCCCATCCTGCTCAAGGCCGATTGCCAGCGAACGCTCGGGCCAAAAAGCGCCATCCGTTTGGGCCGATACCCAATGCCCCACCTGGGGGCCGTTGACTATATTCCAGCCCATCCTAGCTGATACACCACATCGGTTGATGCCCACTCAAGCGACACGTTTTTGCTGCTGCTGTTAAAAATGATGCCGCCGCAATAACCAATGCCGCTTAACCCAATAACGTTGTTGTTTGCAATTTGATTTGTGCCCCAAATCGCCTGGTCAAATAACCCAACATCCCAAAGCCCATACGCTGTTGGCACAAAAGACAGCGCGCCAAGGTAATCGTCTGTTTGAAAATCAACCGCGATCCCAACGCCTACCGTTGGTTGCCCATTGGTATAAGTCGTAACACGCCCGCGGGTGAAATACTTAATGACGCCGCGCGTCTCAAAATAATTAAATGCTTGCAGCGCTCGAGTATTAATAACTTCGCCATCGTCATCGAAACCGCTTGTGCCAACATCAGTGGTCCACGCTTCTGCCACATATCCGTTACCGCCAAAATATGGCTTATCGTTCAAGCTCGCCCAGCAATTCGCATTCCAGTTGGTAAATCGGCACCAGGCTTTGGTGATGTTGTTCATCACAAATTGCACTTGACCGCCGGTCGTTTGCGGGATATTGACGATCAGCGCATTGTTTAGCGGGTGATACAACATGCCCCAGCCAAAGTTGTTTTTATACGCTTTGGCCGCTGCAGCAAATGCACCCTGGATCTTGTCGGATAGTGCAACGTTTGGATCAAGCCGCGAGGATTGCAGTGCTGAAGCCATTGGGATCAAGCCATCGAGCGTCAGCACTAGCAGATCGCCGCCGTACTTTAGCAAACACCGTTTAGAAATAGGCGCGCCGACGATCCAAACGCCGATCAACGCCCAGGTCGATGCGCTCGAGGGATCGGTGCCGCGGTAAACAATCACTTCGCCCTGGTCGGTGACAAACACCAGGTTATCGTCAACGCCGTAACCCGCATCAATCGTCCAGGCCGCCATGGCAATCAAATTGCCGCCCAAATGCGCAACCGACGACAAATCGAGCACTGCAGCTGCACCGCCCACTGACGCCGTAGGCAAATACCAAGCTTTCAGCGTGTCTTTTTGAATAAACCAAATGCGGTTTTTAAACAACACCGGCGAAATTAAACTGGTGGTGGTAACGCCCGTAATGGCAGGCGTCGATGCGCCATCGATGGCCGTCCAGGTCGTGCCATCAAACAACAACGGTTTATCAACCCCGTTCGCGGCATACAAATAACTGCCGCCCGAGGTAGTGATGTTGGTGTATTCCCAACGGCTATTAGATAACCCGGTCACCTTGGCCGCGCCTACAGCGCCCGCCGTCGTTACGTCATAAATTTTGCCGCCGACAACCGCATACAGTTTGCTACTGGCACCGGCGTTGTACGTCATCAGCGTTTCGACTTGCCCGGTCATGCCGGTGGCGTGTTTTTCATACCCGCCGCGCAACGTAACGCTCGAAACACCTGGGAAAAGATTATCCAGGGTAACGGCATCGGTTGGCGCCATGTTGGCCAACGCGTCTCGAGCGTTCCAACCACCCACTGGCGCCGGCAATGAAGCCACATTCGCCTGGGTGCGCTGAATCAGCCTGCTGCGGCGTACCGGGGAGGCCATTAGGTGCTCTCGGTACCGTAGCCGCTATCGGGGATATTGTCGTAACCGATCAACACCGTGCCAGGCCGCGGCGCAAACGATAAGTTAGCTGCCGCAAGATCCTGCGCCATCGCCGTCTCAAGCTCCATCAAGTAATCGCGATAGAGCGCCGTCGTATCAAAGCCCTTAGCTTCAAAATACTTGAGCTTGGTCGATAGAACCATTACGCGGTCGGGATAAATGCAAGTATCCGTATCCGCCGTAAAGCTGTTTTTAACCGTGCCATCAGCAGCGTAAGCCCAGCCTTTGCTGCGATATTCAAAGCCCAGGAGCTCGCCTGCGTTCATGCCTGGCCAAATTTGGAAGTATTGGCCGAGCAAACGCCAACGGATGCGCGGGCCGGTACTAATGTAGCCCGAGAGCAGCCATTCCCATTGTTGTGGACTCTCGGGGCCGAGCATTTCCCAGCGCTTGGATTTGTCCCAATGGGTACGGTTAACCGTGCTGTAGTAATCCGCCGGCAAATCGTACTTAACTTTTTGGAAAATCGCCTGGCCGTTCACCACTGTTGCGGTGGTTTGGTAATTTAACGTCACCGAGGTTGGGCCTACTGAGGTGATGTAAGTGGCATTGGGAATGCCAACCCCTTGCACCTGGTAGGACGTTGACAGCCCCGTTGTTGACGCCAGGCCGGTAATCGCGGCTACGCCATTCACCCAGCTGCCGGTCGCTGTGGTCGCCTCGGTGTAAAACGTATGTTGCCTGGTCAGCTCTCGCCATTCAGCTCGACGCAACAGCTCGTACCCGGTCGCGTTCATCAACGCGAGCAGCTGCACCGTTTCCTGGCTTTGGTTGCCGGCCACGGTTGCGGGCGTCGGGATACCCAGCTCATTCGTACATTGCTGGATAAGCTGAATCATCGTGCTGCCCATGGCTATCCCTCGGTTGCTATCTCTTTAGGCGGTCTGCCGCGCGGGCGCGGATCTTTAACCGCAATCAGTTGTGCCATTTGCGCTTGCAAATCTGCAAGCTGTTTCTTGGTGTCCTCGAGCTCGGCGCTGGCTTCCGAACGATTCTTGCGCTGCAAATACATGCGCGCGCGCTCTCGTAGCCCGGTGCCTCCCATGCCAACACGCTGCAATTGCGAATCCGACGCCAGGGCAAGTTGCTCGACGGTCATAAACTTCAGGATCGAAAGTTCGGCGATCTGGTCGCGCGTAATGTCCTCCGGCGCATCCGCCAGCCACTGCGAAAACGGGGTGCCGATCTGAGCGGCCTCGCTTTCGTTTTGCTGCATCTGGTAATACAACCATTGCCGCGGAAACCGCTCACGATGATGGTCTTTGGCAGGCTGTTCGATAATGTTGGTCTTGTCGCCAGGCGTTTGAATGCGGATGTACGTTTTGCCCTTATTGGGGCCGTCATCGCGCACAAAAAACTCGACATGCAGCTGGGCATCGGCGTTGTTAATGTCGCTATCAAGAGGCATTTTCCTTGCTCCTGTGGGGATTGGGGCTAGAGATTGTTGACCTGGGTGACGGTACAAATCACTGACGGAATCGCGGGCCATACGCTTGTGGCGCTGGCTGCCAGGATTCTAACGTTTGTTGAGTCTGCCGCCCACATCAGTTGCACATAATCATTGGGCTCTAAACCGATGACAAAATTCCAGGCTGCAACGGTGCGCGCCGAGGTGCCTTGCAAAGCAACCGTGCTCGCGGTGTTAGCCACATTGCTGCCGTTTTTACGCAGCCAAATGTAGACGTTTGCCGTGCCGCCCGAGGTTTCATCAAGCTGAGCCGAAAATTGCACGTTGTACACGCCTTGATCGTCTACGACCAAATGCGACGTAGGCGAGCCTCTGTTTACGCCGTTTGACGCATCCGTGGTGTTAAACGTCATAGCGTAGGCGGTGTTAATCGATGCCGCCGTCTGAATTGTTGTATCGCTAAACGCGCCGTAATGCAGGATCGGCACGGCAGAGTTAAACCCCTGCAGCCCTTCCCAGCGGCTGTTGCTGACTGCATAAAATGCAGCCGAGCAAGCGATGTTGACCGTAGCCGATGAACCGCCATCGATCTGCGTTGTGGATTCGTAGGGGTAAACCGTCAGCGCATTGGCGCCCGAGTTGGTGATCCAAATGGTTTCGCCCATTTCGGTTGGCGGTAATTTAACGCCGGTGCTTGAGGCGACCGTGCTGACGTTGTTGTAAACGTAGGTCAGCGCTGTGGCATTGCCTGCCGAGGTGCCCGCGGCCGACACCGCTGCATTGCCATCGCCGCAAATCGAAATGGTGGAGAGCGAATTAACGCCGGAGCCGAGTACGCGTGACGGGATGGCCATTATGCCGCCATCTGGCGTTCGCGCCGCACGCGCAAGATCTCCGCAATGAGGCCTGGGCCGTGCGCGTTGATGTTTACGTCGGCCATAACCTCATAAATTTTCTGAAATTCGTTGGCCTGTTGCGCCATAGCCATGTTGCAATTGAATTTCTTGCCGGTTGGGCCGCCTACAAAAATGTCAATTGCCGGGCCTGTTTTGTCGCCCGTAAATCGCTTGTTGCCGCTTGCATCGTTGCAGCTGTCGTATCCATACAGCTCAAATTTACGAAACCCTAAAATGTAACCAATGTTGATGGCGCGTAACCCCGAGGTCGTCCCGCCGCCAATCGCTAACTTGCCGGGCCCGATAGCCGTCATTTCTGCGCCTTCCGCCCAGGAATGCCATAGCAAGATTTTCTTGCCTTTCAAGTAGTCAAACGTAGACGGCGGGCACCTCGAGGAGGGCATGTATACCGTATGGTCGCTTAACCGCTGTATACCGTTTGTGCGGTCGCGCGGATCAAGGTTGACCCACAGATCGGGGTGGACGCCATTTTCAACCAGGAAATCGTGTGCGGCCTTTATAGCCACAATTGGGCGCCCAGCTTTGCGGTGCGCGCGGATTTGATCGATAAAGCTTGGCATTGACCACCCGCTCGCGACCAGCACCATAGTTCCATCGTGCTTGATCGGAGCGAGGGCCAATTCTGGCAGACCACGATCCAGGGCCGAACGAATATTGGAGCCAAGCTCCTCAGGCGTTCCTGCCGGCTGGACCGTGATCTCCAGGGGTTGCATCGTTAGAAGCCCACCACGCCCGTCGCAACGTGCGGGTAGCCCGCAACGCAGGTCAGAGCGGTCGCGCCCGACGCCGTGGTGAGGGCAACAATGCCTTCGACCAGGCCGCCAGTTACGGTGGCGTCATCAAGCGTGCCGGCGGTGCTCGTCGTAAAAAGCGGCACATACGGCAAACACGATGCAGCCAGTTTCACAACCGGCTTACCACCGAGTTGCACCCAGCCATAGCTGGCCGAGGCAATCGAGGTCTGAGCAAAACCAATGACTTTGCTCTGCGCCGCGTTAGTCGTGGTGATCGGCACCACGGTGTTGTCGCCCTTTACCGAAACCGCAACGTTCGTCGCGCAGTCGGAAGCTGCCTGGACGTAAACGGCCTGGCCGCCATCGTCGAGGTTAACCACCGTGCCGAGCTTGAACGACGCCGAGGTGTCGGATGAACCGAGGGAAACGCCAATCAAATTACTAGTAGAAATTGCCATTTTCGTTACCCCTTAGTCGATCAACACGCCCTGGAACTGGCTGCCCGAGCAAGTCAAATTGCCTGCCCAGCCAATCAGTTTCACGATGGCGTCTTGGTTGACGGCCTGGCGCTCACCACCAATCGGAACGAAATTACGATCCTTGTGGGGGCGGAACATCAGGTACTTGGTATTCAAGAACCACATGTGATTCGCGTTACCCGAACCGCTGTTATAGGTCGAGGAACCGATACCACCGTCCAGCACAACGTCAGACGCCATGCCGGCACCGTAGTACTTGAGCGACGCAAAGCCTGCGCCAGCCATGCCCGAGCCGGACTCGGTAATGCGCTGGATGGCTTGCAACGACTGCAAGTAATAACGGTAGTAGTTATTGTCCGCAACGATCAGATCCGGCTTGTCGGTGCCGCGAATCAGCTGCACGGCCAGGGCGTCCATGTAGCCCTGGATGGTCGTGGACGAAACCACGCCACTGCCGCTCACCGATGCGTCAAACACCTTGGACTGCCAGAACGACCACACGGCGCGGTTGATGCCGCCGTAGGTGCCCGTCGTCGGATCATCCGGCACAGCGGCAGCAAGACCCGTAAGGTTCTTACCCGCGTTGCCGGTGCCATCGCCATACAAGTCACCGCTGATGCGGTTGGCAAGTTGGGCTTCGGCCACTTCCATACGGCCGTCGAGCAGATCGATGATCGCTTCCTTGCCGCTGTTTTGGATCATTTCGAGGCCAGAGATCGTCACGGCAGATGCGTACTGCGTGATCGAGAACTGCGCCGACGAAATCGGGCTGTTTTGACCAACGTTCAACACTTCGTAGCCGGAATAGCTGTTGGTGTTGTTGGTGGTCGGATCGTTGTACATGATTTCTTGCAAAATCACGTTACCGCCGGAGAACGTCTTAATGTTCCCGCGGTCCTTGAGGCGACGAAGCAACGCATTGTTGTTCGTCACGTTGTCAGCGAGCTCACCGCTACGGCTCTGAATGGTCGTGGCAATGATGTCGCTGATGCTTGAGTTGGCAAATGCCATTTTTTTACTCCTTCATCAGTTAATTACAAGCGCGTCTCGGTTTCGGCAAAAGCCTCCTCGAGGATCGCGCGACGGGTTGCCGCTTTTGGAGCCGTGTTAACGCCTGGTGTAGCGCTTCTGACACTCACTGCTGCTGCTCTTGCCGCTTTCGCGGCTTTGTTCAATTCCTTGGCTTGTTTTGCAGCGGCCTCGGCCTGTTGGGCCTGCGCGATCTGCTCTGCAACCTCGGGATTGAGACGAATTGCCTTATCGTAAGCATCATCAAGGGTTTCGGCCATCCCGCCCTGTAGGAGCTGGATCATCGTCGGCCGTACTTCCTCGAAATGCTCTGCTTTTAGGCTAAATTGATTGATTTCGTTCAATAGCTGCTGGTTTTGCTGCATTTCCTGCTGCTGTTTCCAGCCCATTACTTCGCCGCGCACGTTGTTGAGCTCGTTTTGAAGCTGCCAAACCAACGGATCGACGCCGCTCTGTTGCGGTACTGCACCTGGCTGCACGCCTGGTTGCGCAGCTGCGCCCAGGTTGATGCCGTAAGACTGCGCCAGCTGGTAAAAAAGCGCTGTTCGCGTCTGCGGATCGCTGGTGCGTAATTTGTGATCGGCTTCCATCAACGCCGACACCGCACGCTCGGGCGTTAAACCCATGCCCTGGATAGTCGGCATATAGGGTTCAATTGCCTGCTGCATTGCATCGGCAAATTGCGCCTTGGACATGACTTTCTCGACGCCGGAGCGCATCTGTTCTTCGCGCTGCCAAACGTACTCCTGCATCCTGGGATCGGCTTTGCCCCAGGCTTCGTGATATTCCTTTTTCCAGCTCGCAGGCGGCCGCTTCCAAAGGGCAGGCTCCGCGGTATCGGTGTTGCTCTCGGACGCCTCCTCGGCCTCTACAGGCGTTTTAGCGGCCCGAAATCGCCCAGATTCGTCGCGCTGGCGAGCTGGGGCTGGATCTTCGCCTCGCTCAGCGGCATCAAACTTTTGCTCGAGGATGGATTTACGATCGGTTGCCTCTGGCGCCGGGGTGTTGCCCGCTGCCTCGGTGATCGTATTAATGTCGTCGGTCATTAGCCTCTCCTGTGGGGAAAGTTAGTAAACCGTAGGTCATCTCGCAGCTTGGCGAGTGCCTTATCCGCCTGGGCATTTGTGAAGCGCTGGTTAACTTCATGCCGGATGCGGTCAAGGCGCGAGTTTTGCTCCCGATCGCGCCGAATGTGTTTGCTCGGATCTTCGTTGCCCACCTCAATGCAGCCATTCGCCCGCAAATGTGCGCGGTGCTCAGATCTTGAGGTAATCATGCGCCCGTCAATCATGCTTTTGTATGGCTGAATGTCGGGTATAACGTAGTGATAACGCCCTTTAGCGTCTTTTTTACGCTCAATGAACTCACCGTCCATGTAAACAAACGTGCGTTTCATTGTTCGTATGGCGGCGTCGGCATGGTTTTGCCCATCTGCGCAATGATGAGCCGGGTTTGCGCGTCAAGATCGGCTTTGTATTTGTCTGCGGTTTGCTTGGATTGAAGCTCAGCGGCCTTGAGCCTGGCCTCAAAATCCATCTTTTGCTGCTGCATAGCCATTTCGGTTTGCGCACGCATCTGCTCCATCTGCAGTTTGTGCTGCATCTCAGCCTGGCGGAGCGCCGAATCCATCTGCATTTTGCTCGCTTCCATCTGGCCTTTGGCCTGCAGCTCGGCTTGTTTGCCTTGCTGTTCGCCATCGGGCCCGCGTTGCTGAGCGGCCTGCACCAGCTGCTGCAGCGTTGCATCAATCTGCCCCTCGATCGGTCGGGCAGCTTTAAATGCCTGCATGCCGAAGCGCAGCAGCTCCATCATCATCGGCACCATCTCGGGACTGGCCTGGCCAACTGGCAATGCCTGGGCGAGGAAACCACCAAACGCCTGCAGGAACTGCATCCGATCCTGCTTATTTTGGTTCTCGTCAATCTGCACCAGGCTATCGGCCGCAATGTCGATGCGGAAATTGCGCAGCACATTGTTGCGTAGCAGCTGCATGGCCTGGGGCACCAGCTGCTGATCTGCAAGCGTCATTTGCCCAACCGCCGCATACATCGCAAGCGTCTGATCCTGGTAATGCCGGCACATAATTTGCGCCTTAATACGAATCATCTCGGAGGCAAATAGGGCTACGTCCTCCTGCATCGAGCGCAGTCGTAGGCCAGCATATTGCCCTTTTATCTGCTGGGCCGTCGCCGTTTCCGAGGCATACGATGCACCGCGGATAATGTCGCTGATCCCGGTGATTTCGTAGATTTGCGATTTAATATCTTCTCGGGCGCGGTAACAGTTGAGGAGAGCGGCGGCGATAGTGTCGATCGGTAGGAGATCGATGCTGCCTTTAAGGCCGCCTTTCTCACTGAAAGCCATCCATTTATCCACTGGAATAAGCGCATTGTTGTCACCCTCCGTGAGCAAGCGCTGCAACGTCGGCTGGCTGGCGTCGTACACGCCGCGCACGCGTAATGCTTTTACCAGGCCGTCGATGCGATCCGAGAGAATGTCGAGCTCCATCGCCTGGTCTTGGTACAAAATGAAATCCGGCACCGGCACCAGGGTATCCGAGGTCGTCGTTGCATAAAGCGGTCGCGGGCAGGGGAAAAATCCCTCAAGGCCGAGCGGATCGTCGCGCTCGTCGATAATGTTGGGCAGCCCCTTACAAAACCAAACAACCTTCAAACGTTCTTTGTCCCACAGCTCGCACACTTTGGCGCGGTTGTAGGCACGCTTGGATTCGTTGTATGCGTTGAGCGGTTCCGGCCCCTGGTCGAGCGGGATCTTGGCCGCGGCTTCCTTGCCGAAACGCTCTTCAAGCGCCTCTTTGGTCATGTACACCCAGCGCCATACCTGCGTCACTTCTTCCCAGGTACGCGCCTGGGAGTGGCCGAAATCGCGCCAGTGCACATAATCTTCGGGCGAGCGTTCAAACTCGATCTGCTCGAGCTGCTGCGGTTCGCCTTCGCTCGGCTCGCCTTCACCAGGCTCTATGTCGCTGGTGATCGATACGCCGTCATCCTCGACGCCGATCGGCGCAACGTGCGGCTCATACCGCACCCAGGATGTTCCGCGGCCACCCAGGAATCGATCTTCAACGGCCATCCGCATCGTGCTGCGGAAAGTCGGGAAGTGCTCAATTTCGTAATCCAGCGCGCGCTCGAGGATTTGCGAGGCAACCCGGCCTACCTGGTCGTTGTCGCCAAAGCGCCGGCCTACATCGGCTTTCGGCAATTTTGCGTACACCGCGGGAATCAACGTCTGCACGTTGCTCCACAAAATGTTGAATTTCGCCGATTCACTGCCCGTTTGCCCGCGCGAATCATCACGGTATCGCTTAATCAGCTTCTTCGTGCGCGCCAGCCATTTTGCAAATTCACTGTCATAGGCGCCGACGATGCGCAGGTATTTATCAACCTGAGGGCTGTTTGGTTGCTGCATTACTTGTCACCCTTGTTTCGCGCGCTGATCGCTCGAGCTTTGGCCTTCGCGTCCTCTTTGCTGCTCGCACCCCAGGCTTTGAGCGCCAGGGCCAACCGCGTCGGCTTGCCGTTTTCTTTCATCGGACCAGGCATGTTGCCCATCCGCGCTAAAAATGACGCGCGCCGCGGGTTGTCGCCTGTTTTAACCGGCGGTTTTAACGTACCACCCGTTTCTCGGTGATAACTCGCGCGGCCTTTGGCGTTCAGGCCACCTTTTGGGTTTTTACCCGCCGATCGCGTCCAGGCTGCTGTCATTGCTTTGCCGTTTTCGCAGATTGTTTAAACGCATCAGCGGTTGGCGCGCCAGGCTCACCAGGCTTGCGGGTGCGTTCAACCGTCCTGCCTTCCCGGCGTTGACGCGCCTGCCGCTCTTGCTTGGCAAGAATGTTCGCGTACAACCCAGGTTTGCCGTGGCTTCTCATTAGGCCGTGAAGAAGCCGACCGCCATCACCGTGACGCCAGCGCCCGTCGTAACCTTCCAGGGGCCACTAGCTGATGCTGCGTTGATCTCGAGGCTGTAAACGCCAACCGGCGTGTTAGCTGCCATGGTCAGCACCGTCGTACTGTTGTCCAGCAATGACAACGTACTGGTGCCAGTTGCAGTCACCGTCACCACCAGGCGATGCAGATAGTCACCAACCGCGCCCGATCCGCCGAGCACCTGGGCGGTTTGCGAGGCCGCGACTGTTTCATACGGGTAACGATTAGGGGAAACAATGCTCATATTCGGGCTCTCCTGGTCACCGTCCGATCGTGGACTTGCCACATATCGTTCAACGTCACTTTGTTTTCGGGCCCGACGATCAGAGCTTTAGGCTCCGCTGGTGCCGGGGACTTGTCTCCATGCTCTTGCCATGATACCGCAAGCATACGAAAAGCGTCAGCAGGGTGCGAGGTCCAATCGTGTCGCGGATTTTGGCGATACGCTTTTTTGTCCTCATCGTACTCGCGCTGGTATTGACGTAACGCTTCGATGCCATCGCGGCATTTTTCCGCGTCAAACCAAACGCGCGGCAAAATCATGCGCACGGCCTGAATGCCAGACTGCAGCCCAATGTCGGGCACCACGGTTAACTTGCGCAGATCTAGGTAACCGGCCAGCTGTTCAACAATCGATTTGCCGGTTTGCAGCGACTTTGCCCTGGCGTCATGCGGCAAATAATGCCGCTCGTACCGATACGGCTTATCGGTCACAAACTCGGCAATGTCGTGGATATCGGCGCCGCTCACTGCATAAAAATCGATGACGCGGATCTCGCCGCGGTGCTGCTGGTAAAACCAAATGGCCGTGTCATCGCGGTAACCCAGATCCCAGGCGGTATACACCGGCAGCTCGGCGTCGTACTCAATCTGGACGATCCGGCCCTGCTCCGCGGCCAACCGCATTTCTCGCCCGTAAAAAGCTCCGAGGCCAAGGCTCGCTTCAAACGAACACTCGTACTCCTGCAAATACTGGTCCTCGGACAATTGCGCCCTGGCGGCCTCTAGCTCACCCCTAGGAAGTAGCCCGCTGGTGGAAGCAGGCAAGCGCAGCAGGAACCACTCTTGCGGTAACCGTTGAGCGGTGTCGTAAATGTCGTAAAACTGGTTGCGTCCCTTCGGCGTCGAAGCGAACACGCACCATCCTTGTTTGTCTGATAGAGCTGGGCGCAACACGTTGCCGAACACGCTCGGCTTAAAATCCGAGTATTCGTCACAGAAAATGCCCGAGTAGCCCATGCCGCGGAGCGCATCGGCATTGTCTGCCCCGTATAGGCGGATCTGGGAATCGTTGACCAGGGTGATGGTCAGCTCTTGCTCGTTGGTGGCTTTAATAATCGGCCGAGCAAAATCCTTAAAGTATTGCCAGGCAATGTTCTTGGCCTGGGATCTGAATGGGCTGATGTATGCGAATAGCCCGTATGGCCCTTGGTAGGTAATAGCTGCTCGGATAATGTCGTTGACGGCCGCTACCGTCTTGCCTGCGCGGCGATGCGCGACCAGGCATGCCCAGCGTTGGGTGCGGTTGTGGAATGCCAGGAAAGGCCGGCGCGGCTCGTAGGGCAGCTCTATTTCGGTTCGCGCCATCGGATCACCAGCTCTTGCGGGCCGCCGTCCTGGCCGGTGACTTCAGTGCGCGCCAGATCCGGCAGCGTTTTGCGTAAGACGATCTCAGCTGCCTTGAGCTGCGTCGCGGTCACATCTGTTTCGCCCAGGGCTGCCCGCTCGAGGCGCTGCAGGATGACGGCTGTGCGGATACGTTCCCGCCAGGATTCGCTGAGCTTGACTGTGTTTTTGCGCGCGGGCATGTCGTTGATCTGATTGCCTTATTGATTCATACCTGGAACAGCTGCCCGCTTACGCCTTGGTGGCGGGCGCACCGTGCGAGGCACGGACGTATCGTGTGCAGTCTCCCAATATAAAAATGACCTCGCGGGAGACACGCATGCGTCATTCCTTCTTCGGCATCCGTTTCATGGCTTCTGCAAGTTTCTTGCCTTTGTCGGCCTGGTTGAAGTCTTGGGCCACCGATTGAGGAATGCCGGCGCGTTTGGCGAACTTAGGATCATGTGCGGCGGCGGCCATGAATCGACGTTGTTTGTCGCTGGTGCTTGGCATATCAGCGCCCTGGTCTATTGCCTAACGCAGCTCGGTTTAAAGCATCAACCAGGGATTGGTCCATGTTATTGGCCTCACCCCAATGTTGTGCCTTAGTACGCTGCAAAGCCTCGATAGACCTTCTCAGAGATTCTTTTCTCGGCTCTGGCTTTTTCGAGGGTTTGTCGTAATTCATCTCGCACCTTATTTTCGTCTAATTTGGGCAAATTATCCAGTGATGACAGCACGGCGTTGCCTCGGCCGCGGCTGTTGTCAATGACCGTTAAGCGGAAGTTAGGATTGTCGCCGTACTCTTTCTGCAGCTTCTCCATAACGTCCCTGGAGCCGATATGGGTGTTCAAATGCTCGGATAAAGGAACCGTGCGCCCGCTGCCGAATTCGGCCTCCTGGTCCATGGCGCGCGTCAAGGCGCCTTGATCCAAGGCTTCAACCGGGTTGCGATAGGTGAAATACACCTGGGCCTGGCGGCCACTTTTAAGCACCTCGTCGATTTTCTTTTTCGCCGAGCTAAATTTGTTCATGTTGGTGTCGTACTCGAGCTCCGCGCGGTCGATCCTAGGATCGGTTTCCCGTAAGCCCTTTAAGCCCGAGGTTTTGCCGGCGCCCGTTCCTCCTGCGGTAAATATCACTACGGGATCTTTCCCTGCTGGCGTCGGTTGTGCCAACCGCTCGGCAAATACGCGCTTGATGAATGCGCTCGAGGGCTCATGTACGTCTGCAGATCGGGTGCGATCGGCCAGGTAGTCGGGTGACAGCTCTCGGGCTGCATCCGTGTTGAGCACTTTGCCGCCCTTGGTTTCGGGAATCGCAGCGTATTCGGCTTTTAATCCCTCAAAATCCTTAGTTAACCGATCAAAAAACCGCGCTTCAATTGCTTTGTCGATGGCTTTAACGGCTGTTTTGCCGCCTTTCATCAGCCCACCCACCACCGGCACCATGCCAACACCGGCCAACAACATGCCGAGCTTGTCGCCCTGGCGCCTGGCGCGTTCCAGGTCGCGCGCGCTTTGCGGAACTGCGAGCGGCGTAAACCCCAGGGCAATATCTGCCGCGATCTCGCCGCCGGTTTGATCTTGCGGTTGGTCCAGGCTCGTCATGCGCTGGAGAGCCGCGGCAATCTCCTCGCGCCTGCCCATTATTTGAATCGCTCGAGCTTATAAATCAGCGCGCTGATCTCGCCGACGATCTCATCGATGATGTTTTGTAGATCTGTTTCGGGCGGCAATTCCTTGCGGATGCCCTTCACAAAAGTTAATAGACTGTTTGCGTATTTGGCCGCATCAGCCTGGACTTTGAACCCATCGGGGTAATCGTTCAGCGGAATAATGCCGAAATGTCCCTGGTAAGCCTCTGCGTATTTGTCGGCTAAATCGATAATCGATTCGTAATAACTACCGAGCGCCTTGTGGGCTGCGTAACTGGCGGTTTGCAAATGCAAAAAATGAGTGGCCGTGCTGCTATGTAACAACACGCCGACAAATTCGGCAGCGGTTTTGTGATTAGCCATTGGGCACCTAATTTGCGGTTCGTTGTGAGCCTACTGCCGCGTTATTGGTTCGTCAATGATACCAAGTTATGCGGCAAAATCAGCGCGATCGTGCTCTCATCCGGCAACCCATGGCGCTCAAGCAGCTCACGTTCCGCCGGGTACACCAGCATGGCGCCGTGATAAGTAAACCGCTGGGCATTGGCCACGCCTTTCTCAATTCCCTCGAAATCATCCAGGGCAACGATCGAGCTGGCATGTAACAGCCGGCCAATGTATTGCAAATCGTCTTTTTGTAGCCGGCCGTCCAGAAACAACAGATCGATGCCAGGTTGCATTTGCGCAAACATCTCGGTGCTTGAGGTCATCGGGTATTGCGTCACTTTAAACGGCAGTTTGATGTTGTTGCTGTGATCGCATGTATGGACCTCGGCGCCGCTTGAGGCCAGGGCCAACGTGCTCTTGCCGATAAACGTGCCTACCTCGGCCACCCGTTTGGGCTTAAATAACTGAACTGCGGCGTACAAACACCAAAACGATGCCAGGGAAATACTGCCGGTGGGCGCAGCTGCCTGGGCGCGCAATGCCTCGAGCATGTTGAGCTGTTCAACCCATTGCATTTTGGAATGACTGACCGAGCCCTCGAGGATCGTTTCCCAGATTACGCGGCTGAGGCGCTTGCGGCTTAAATTAACCATGGTAAATTTGCTCCTATGTCTACTTTCGTTTTTTTCCACGTTGGCGCCGATTTAACGATGCCAACCGCAATGGTGGCGTCAGTTTCTAAACACAACCCTGGCGCCGAAATCATCCAGGTCACCGACCACCAAACGCCCTCGGTGCCAGGCGTAACCTGGACGCATCCGACGATAGGTGATCCGGCGCAGCTGATGTTGTGGCGCACCCAAGCATTTGCCAATCTGCAGCTGCAGCAGCCTGCGCTTTACATGGATACCGACATGATCGTGCGCAAGCCGATCCTGCCGGCCATGTTGTTGCAGGAGGCTACGATTGCGGTTTGCCGGCGATCGTTTCAGCGTGATGCGATTTTTAACGTTGCGCAGCGCGGCTATCAGTACACCGAGCACGCCAATAAAACGCTCGACCAGGTGTACCCGTATGTCGGTTGCGCCACCATCACGCCGAATGCCAAACCCTGGGTGGAATTGGCCGAGCGTTACCAGGCGTTGCCCGAGAAATACAAAGCCTGGTACGGCGACCAGGAAGTGCTGCGCGAGTACGTCAATAGCATGCCGAGCTTTTGCGTAGCGCATTTGCCCGAGCATGTGTATGCCTGCTTGCCGGAGCATCTGGACACGCATCCGAATCCTGCGATCATGCACTACAAAGGCAAGCGCAAAGCGCTGATGTTTAGCGCGCAAGCTCTGGCCTAATTGCCGCGGTGTAGCGTTCCATTAATTCACGCACCGTTAGCTCCGCATCTCGAGCAACGTAAAACTCGTTCCTAGGCGCAAAAATCGCCTCGAATTCTTGTTGCCCTAAGCGTAACCGGCCCTTATCGGTTTTGATCTCCACCCAGCAAATCCAAAGTGTCCCATCGGGCAGCGCGCGCGTGACCAACCGATCGGGAATGCCGCTGCCGGCTTTGGCAAAATCCAGCACCGTGAATCCCGCGGCTTTCAGCGCTTCGCCAATAATCGTGTCGTTGCCGTCGCGCCGGGCGGCCCATCTCATCGTTTGAAAATCCACATTTGCCGGTGATACCGCATTTCGGTAAATGCACCAACGCCGCCATCGATCTCCCTGGTCAACGCGTCCCACATTTTCAGCATCAAATTGCGGTCGTTGATAAGGTTTTTGCCAAAATGTTTGTTGAACTTGTCGCGATAGGCGTCGTTGTACGTACACGCCATGTCCTCGATCACATAAAAACCTCCTGGTTTAACCCAGCGCCAGCAATGGGCAAACACCCCGAGAATGTCCTCGGCAATATGGCTGCCATCGTCAATCACCAGGTCAAACTCAGAGCCGCGGTCGATTTCCCGCGGATCTTTCGTAAAGATTTTGACGTTGGCGAGATCCTGGCAAAGCGCGCCGCACTCGGGTTGTATGTCAAACCCCTCGATGCTGGCCGCGGGCAAATGATTCGCCCACATGCGCAAACTAGCCCCACACGCCACCCCAATCTCGGCAATGCGTAGCGGGTGCGTCCATCGATCTTTAACGCCGAGCTCCTGCAACAACGGCACATAAATGTTGGTGTAATTGTGTTTGATCGAACCCTTGTCGCTGCCATATAGATCCGCCAACCCTTGCAGCGAAATTGTCCGCGGATCAACCTCGCCCAAATCCGGCACATATTCCTCGGGTTTCACCGTATCCAAATATCGGCGAATTCCACCCCGTTCAGCGCCACGTTGCCGCGGATCATTCATCGTTATCACCTATCGATTTTGTCGGAATCGGGAATTCAACGGGCGCGTCGGCGATTTTTTTCGCGCAAACTTTGCAAATCAGTTTTTCGTAAGATCCAACACCCCATTCTTCAGCCAGTTTTTCGCAGATTTGCGCATCGCGATCGCGCTGGACCTGGGCAATCCTGGTCGCCAGGGCATAAAGCGAATGCGCGTACACGCCATCCAGGAACGCCGGCGGCATCAGCCCCGATTCCATAATGATCTGCACCAGCTCCTCGCGCGTCACGCGCTACGATCCTGCAGCCGGCGAATCCCGCTCGCACCAAAAAAACACCAAACCATCGTGCGCAAGTGCGGATCATCAAGCACGGACTTCGCGCTGGCCTCCTTCAAGTTTTTCGCAATCACGCTTTTTAGCCACTCCAGCTTATCTTCAATCTCCGGCCCAGCCTCACAGGTGTATCGCGACCACAGCGCCTCGCACAGTTTTAAGCGCCCAAACGGATCTTGGATCTTTTCATGCCAGGAACGTTCGGCAGCGCGGATATGATATTCCCAGGCAGCTGCATCGGCTGTGAGCTGCTCAACGGACTTTTTTGGTTTTTCGCCAGGGGCGGGTTTAGCGCGTTTTAAGTCAAACAGGCCTTGCCACTGGTTGCTGATGCTTTGATTAACCACTTCAGCCTGGTCAGCACCGTACCTCGAGAGCGCCAGCTGCATCGCATGTTCACTGGCTGGTTTGATCGGTTTACGGATCGCAACCCGATAAGCTTTCCAACGATCCCAGGCTTCAACGTTAAGGTTTTCGATCATGTTTCCTCCCAGAAACTAATGACTGATGGTGAACTCTGCACGGCGTTAAGGCGCAATACGCCTACAGCCATCGTGCAGAGATTGTGACTGACGGAGCCACCCTGCTGCGGTCTACTCTTGCCGGTTTCCCGGTGCCATTCGCGCTTCTCCGCTACACGCTGCGCGCCCAAGGGCTGGCTGCCCCGGCTTGGGTTTAAGGTTTCCTGCGCGTTGTTGCCCCGACCAGGATTCCCGAGCTGGGAGGTGGGGAATATTTGACAGCGGCCCTCCCAGGCAGCTATCTTTCCGGCACCTCGACTAGCATCCCGAGCGTAGAGCCTCCTCCCGGCTCCGTCAAGCCCCGGCACCCACAGCCGGGGTTTTTCGTTTAGGGCCGTATAAACCGTCATTAAACGCGCCTGGAACGCCCTGGACGCCCTAGGAGGTCCCTGGCCTGGTATGCCCTAAGGGGTGGCAGTACGCCGGCCCTAAGCCATTTGAGCACGGCGGCATCGGTAACCCCGAATGCCCTGGCAATCGCCCGCTGACTGCCGTAATGCTTGAGTAGGTCTTGAGGTGTCATTTCGGCATTTTACCGTAGTTAAAAAAAAGCGCGCAAGGTGTTGCATCCCTGCTTTACTTTGGTAAAATATCCGTGTCGAGAAAAACCAGAAAAACCAAGAGAGAGGTTTGTATGTTTGTTAACGAATGGCTCGAATATGCGGAAATTAAAGCCGAGGAGGCTTATTACGATGCCCTGGCGTCGTTAGGGCTATGTCTTAGCTGCAAAGGCGAAGGCGACCACGGCATCGAGGAAGAAAGTGGCTTGCCGTATGTTTGTCATCGTTGTGGCGGCACTGGCGCTTACCACCCGTAAACCAAGAGAGAGGTTTTTATGAAAGTTGGTCAAATCATCGAGTTGTCGATTGGCAAGGTCCGCATTATGAAGGTTCATCCATGCGGCACTTATGATGTGGAATGCGTGAAAACGGGCAATTGGTTCCGTATCACCGGGTACCGCACTCAGCGGTTAGCAAGTTGACTTCTTGCTTTACCCTGGTAAACTATAGGTGTTGAAAAAACACACAACCAAGAGAGAGGTTAGTATGAAAACAGAACGACATATTCCCACTGGTTATTCCCTGGTGTACATCCATGAAGGGACGCAGCTCCTGGTGTACCAAAAAGAATTTGGCGGAAAACTCCACGCCATGGCATTTAAGGGAAAAGCTGGCAAACCAACCTGGTGGCACATGTTTAGAAACCAGGGTGAAATTCAGAAAAAGATCGAAGAAACGGTGAGCGGGCTCGAGGCCTGGGAAGCTAAAAAACTTGAGCGCCGCGCCAAGCAGCATGCACCGCACACGTTAAAAGTTGGCGAGATCTTGCGGAGCAGCTGGGGTTGGGAGCAAACCAACGTGCAGTATTACCAGGTGGTTGGGGTAACCCGTAATTCAGTAACGCTGTGCGAAGTGGCTCAAAACACGATGGAAACCGGGTTTATGAGCGGTGAGTGTACCCCGGTGCCAAACAAGTTTATTGGCAAGCCATTTAACCGAAAAGTGAGCATGGCTTCGGGTAGCCCAAGTGTGAAGATTACCAATAGCGAGTGGGCATACCCCGAGCAACCGCTGATCGAAGTAAACGGTCAGCAAATGTTTAAACCCCGGTATTTCAGCTATTACGCTTGATCGGGTTGGTTTACCCTGGTAAATTTACATCATCAAATAACCAAGAGAGAGGTTACAAAAATGTCGTTTCGCAAATCCAAACCTGTTACTTCTGGCATGGCAGATGGTTTGATTACTTGCCTGGGCGTTACTTGGAGCGTTGCGATTTATTGGTACGTTGACGAACTATTTGACGATACCGAAATCGAATCGGCTTACCTAACAGATCATTACGACGCCAGCGGCAACCGTCTTGCCAAGCACTTCATTAAATTAAACATTAGCGAATTAAAAAAAGACGAACTGGAATCGTTGTTAGTCATAGCGAACGAAGATCGCGCTAACAGTTATGACGATTCCGCCGCCGATCGCGCGTATGAAAACTGGAAGGCGGATCAGCTATGAAACGCGCAACGTATTGGCCGCAAATCATCGGCTTAATTTTAATTTACCTGGTTGCATGCGTAATCGAGCCCTGCGACGGTCACGGCTGCGATCAAGAGGTGTTGAGATGAGAATGCGCAGACTGAACATCACCCGACTGTCATGGCCTGCCCTGCAGGCCCTGCATGCTGGCCGCGCCCAAGCGGAGCGCGACTACAACATGCGCGATGCCCGCAGGTCAGACAATCCATATTACCGAAAGGTTTGCGTGAAGTTTGCACGGCAATGGCACTACACCTATTTGCGGTGCTTGCGGGAAGTGACCCATGTATCCCGATGACGACTTCTGGTGGCAGCAACAAGACGAAGAAATGCAGCAGCGCGAGGAGCAACTGCGAAAGGAACTCGCCGCGCTGAATATGTCGCTGGCTGAAATCCAGCATGAAATTGAAAAACTAGAGAGGTTAAATCCGTGAAATCAGAAACAATTGGCGCCCTAGCAGCTGCGTTATCCAAAGCGCAAGCGCAAATCAGCGGCGCGGTGAAAGATTCCAGCAATCCGTTTTTTAAAAGCAAATATGCGGATCTTCAGAGCGTGTGGGAAGCGTGTCGCAAACCGTTAACCGACAACGGTTTGTCGGTGGTGCAAACAACCGAGGTTTACCAAACTCAAGGGTTGATGCTCCGCACCACATTGCTGCACTCGAGCGGTGAGTGGATCGCGGGCGATATGCCGGTATTGGCAAAGGATGCCAGCCCCCAAGCCCAGGGCAGCGGGCTGACATATGCCAGGCGGTATGCGTTAGCGGCCCTGGTCGGGATCTACCAAACTGACGATGACGCGGAGGCGGCGCAAGGTCGCAAGCCCGAGGGGCCCAAGTTAGACAACGATTTAATTGGGTTGATCCAAACGGCTGATACGCCCGCAACACTTAATGCGCTGTACAAACGGCTCAACACCGAGCAACGCATGGCGCATATCGATTATTTCACCGCACGCAAAAAAGAATTGGGAGCCAAATGATGCAACAAGGATCACAGGAATGGCGGGAGGCCAGGCTTGGGAAAGTGACGGCTTCGCGCATTGCCGATCTGATGGCAAAAACCAAAACCGGGTACTCCTCGAGTCGCGATAACTACATGGCGCAGTTGATCTGCGAGCGGCTGACGGGGAAGGCGACCGAGGGTTTTACAAACGCCGCCATGGAATGGGGCACACAAACCGAGCCCGAGGCTCGAGCGGCGTATAGCGCTCGCACCGGCGAATTGGTCGAGGAGGTGGGGTTTATCTGCCACCCGACGATCGAGGGCGCAGGAGCCTCGCCCGATGGGATTGTGGGTGAAGGCCTGGTGGAGCTGAAGGCGCCTAACACCAGCACTCACCTGGAATACATTTTTGCGGGCAAACCGCCGGCAAAATACGTTGCGCAAATGCAGTGGCAAATGTGCGTGACCGGCAGGTTGTTTTGCGATTTCGCCAGTTACGACCCCAGGTTGCCCGAGCACTTGCGGTTATTTATCAAGCGCGTGCCGCGGGATGACCAATACATTGCGGAGATCGAGGCCGAGGTCCGCAAATTTTTAAGTGAAATGGAAGAAAAGATCAGCAAATTGCAGGAGATGACGCTATGAATCAGTACGACACCCCTTTCGACAAAACCAATAAAGGCGCGTTGTTCAAAGCAAACAACAAGCGCTCGGAAGAATCGCCCGATTACCTTGGCAATTTAAACGTCGAGGGCAAAGAGTGGAGCGTTTTTGGCCGTATCAAAAAAGCGCAGAAATCGGGCAAAACGTATATGGCGTTGTCGATTGCCCCGCCTCGGAACCCTGCACCGCAACCTCAGCGACCGCCGGAAGATCCGTTCAACGACGATGATTTTTGATGAAACGCATTTTTCCTAAAGGCACCTCGGGCGATCAGATTTTGCATGCCGTTGGCACGATGGTGCGCGGGATCACGCTCGAAATGCCCTGGCAAATTACGTTTGAGCCCTGGCGTAAACCGCGCTCGAATGCGCAAAACAATTATCTGAATGGGGTGGTGTACCCGATGATCCTGGAAGCCGGCGGTGAACTCCTCGGCGGTTATACCCGCCAGGATCTGCACGAATACATGCTCGGCGAATGGGGAGGTTGGGAAACGTTAACGGGGCTTGGGCATACGCGCGTGCGACCGCTGCGGCGCAGTAGCAAATTAACCCGAGCCGAATTTACCGATTTTTTATATTTCATCGAAAACAAGTGTATTGAACTAGGCATCGGTCCATTGCCCGAGCCTATTTACCGAGAGGATGCACAATGAATCTTGAGTTATTTCCGCCGTATCAGAAACACTCGGAGCCGTCGCTCGAGGCCGCGGTAACGATAAAACCTGCCGCGATTAAACTGCGTGATAAGGTTTTTGCTTACGTTTTTTCGCAAGGCGAACACGGCGCAACCGATGATGAGATTCAGGTTGCCCTGGACATGAATCCGAGCACCGAGCGACCGCGGCGCGTTGAGTTGGTGGAACTTGGATTAATCATGCGCGCGCCGATGAACCGCAAAACGCGGACCGGCCGCCAGGCATCGGTATGGATCGCCAGTGCTCCGTAAAGCTGCAAAAGGCCGCGGCTGCCTGGTTCGTTTGCCGCACATCTGCAATTTCAACAACGAAACGGTCGTGCTCGCGCATTTGCGCTTAATTGGCGTTTCGGGCATGGGTCAGAAATCGCCGGATCTTCTGGGCGCCTGGGCCTGTAGTGCCTGTCATGACGAAATCGACGGCCGTACCCATAAAAGCAAAATGACCAGGGATGAACTGCGCTTAGCACATTTTGAAGGCATGGCGCGCACGATTATGCAGCTGCAGCAAGAGGGCTTAATATGACGATCGAGGAACTGACCGAGATTGAACTGACGTTGCGAGAAACGTTCCGGCAGGCACTTTATGCCTGGCGCGCCGCCAGCGAGGCGCTTGAGCAGGCCAAGGCCAATTTGCCATGACATTCCTGGTCAACACGCCTTACACCCCTTGCCTGGTGCGCAATGAATTCCTCTGCGACCAGAAACGCGGGCACGGTGAGTTTACGGAAGCCACCGTGTTTGCTTTTAGAGCGGAACCGGCCAGGGTGCCCATGTTTCAGCTTATGACGGCCCAAGGGGCACAATGGGCGCGTATCCCTATCCATGCCCTGGCAACCAAACCGTGCCCTGTAATGGCTTTACAATTGGCCTGCTGGTGGGATTCCTTTAGCCGCCACTGTACGGTTACCGAATTAAAGTTTTTGCGTAACCACCGCGTCCAGGCCGTTGGCCGAGACGGTATTAAACGCCCAGGCGTCTACCTGTTTACCGTTGCCTGGTGCAATGGCGGTTGGGCGGAGATCAGCAACCAGAGCAAGGATCATCACATTATTGCCCTGGATAGCGGGCCATGGATCGCCTACCCGAATAACAAACTTTTATGGTCTGATCCAAGTTGGATCGACCAGGAATTGCCCCAGGGTTGGGAATCTCCCTCTGACAATTACTCGGTGGAGGCTATGCCATGAACATGTTGATTTTGATGATCGAATGGTTGTTATCAAAACGGCGTAATGATGATTGGCGGTACGTTTCTGAGCCACCTAATTGGGCCTGTCGGCGTCACGGCATGGATTATCTGTAATGCCGGATGATGACGATGAGGCTTTCGAGCGTGAGCTGCAGGCCGCGCCCTGGGCTTATGGGCAGCAAACAGATCTTTCGGCGGATGTAGTGCTGATCCGCATGCGGCGAGCCGGGTTAATGCGCGAGGCGCAATGGCTGGAGCGGCTCCTCGAGGAGCTCAATCGATAACCGGCATCAAGTTACCCGGCGCCACTCCGCTCGGCCGTCACCCCTCGAGAAATGCGGGGTATCGACCAGTTTTAATCCATTCCCACCCCAGGAATTCAGCGGGTGCAGGCTTTCCCAATACGCACCGATCGGCGCCAGGGTGTTTTTGTCGTACACCAGCTTGTTGTCGCGAAAGAAATTAAGATCCACTGCCCGGCGTGACAAATGCAGGCTGTTCATGGTCTTGGACCGGCCGGTTTTAACGTAAATCTGCTGTTGCTCGGCACTGCGGTACAGCTCACCGCCAGTGACCGTAAACCCCATTTCGGTCGCTTTCTGGATCAGTTTGCACATATCCAGCAAAAACGCAGCCTGCTCGGTTGCCAGGCTCATTTGTTTTTAATCTCCATAACTTTCTCAACGGTGCGGCCGCCAAAGTACGCCAACATTACGATCTGCCCCCACTGCCCGAGCAGCGTGACGTAATTGGCATTGGCGTCCAGGCCAAATGCTGACATGAGCGCAAACACGAAATAGCCGGCCAGGATCGCAATCAGCGTCATCGGCCGGATGTTTTTTGATAACCAGGAATCTGAAGCCATGTCGGCCTTCCAGCGATCGGTTACCGCTTCCGAATCAATTTTCAGCGTTTCAATATCGAGCTTGTTTTCCTCAAGGCGCAAGCGCATCAATTCTTCTTCATGCTCCATTTCGGCAATTTTTAATTGCGCGACTTGCTCAGGATTCATGTTTGGCGCAAGTTTGACGCCTAGTTTGTCCTCGACAAATGCCTGTCCTCTTGCCATCACCGCGTTGGCGACAAGGCCCAGGCCGTTCGACAACAAACTCTGAATGATTGGCATCATCGTTTTGCGCTTACCGTGTCGGTGCCTTTGGTAACTATTACATGGTCGCCTTCAACGTCTACGCGCATCGGCATCTCTTGCCGATCTAATTTGTCTAACTTGTCAATTAACTCTTTGATAACCGCAAATTCGGGTTTTTCTTCCTTTTCAACGGCGCCTGCGATGTTGGCAAGCATAGAGATCAGAGCGGTCAGCGAGGCACCCAACAAACCCATTACGGCGGCGATCTTGTCGGAATCCAGCGCAAGGCTAGACAGCACGCCAATGACAACGATGACGGTGATATACGCGAGGCCATGCTTTCCGATTGCCTTACCAGCAACGTCCTTGGCCGAGGATTGCGCCTCTAGCCGATTGAGTTCGGCCTGTACTTGCGCTCGGAATAGTTCCAAATCTTGCAGCTCGGTCACTTCTGCAACGCTTCCAGCAACATGACGGTAGTGGCCGCTAGGGCCGTCAGCAACAACACAATAGCCGTACCGCCGCCGGTAATCATAATGCGCTCTAAACGCTTGAGCCGAGCGTTAATGGCCTCATACCGCACCGCGCAAACGTCAATGTGGCTGGTTACGGTCACTTCTAATTCTTGCACAGTTGTCATGTTGCACCAATTTTCATTTCAACCCATGCCTGTGCCGCCTCATCCCACGCATACATTTTGCCGTCATCTGGCATGGCAACCGGCGCGATCCAATCGGCGGTGATGGGATCAAGCGTCCATGACGGATACGGTTGCGGCGTAATAAACGCATCGAGGTCAGCGCGGTAGGTGTAACCGATGCCCGCGTACCGACGACGCATATTGCCGTTGTACGAGGTTTGCACCCAGTTACCGCCGAACAGACGTTCGCAGAACGCTTTGCCGATGTTTTCCTTTTCCACGCCGTTAGCGTCGGAGGTGTCTTTGTTTGCCACAACAATGACGCGCTGAACCACGCCGTTGCTGTCAATTTCTGCGTAATGCGCCATATATCACCAAGTAATAGTGCCAGACCCAGTAAATTTATAAACGCGATAACCGCCTGCAACCGTTATCGTTGGCGACCCTGTGGTACTTGTTGCTGCGGCATAAGTGTCTGCGTAACGAATAATGACAATGCCAGAACCACCGTTGCCACCAGCATAATTTGAACCAATACCAATAGAACCACCGCCGCCACCGCCACCGCCGGTATTCACGGTTCCATTTGATCCCGCTGCGCCCAAACCGCCATTGCCGCCGCCGCCAGAGCCTCCGGCACCGGCGGAAGCCAAGCCACTATTTGCGCCACCACCGCCGCCGCCTGCATACGTTACGCTGCTGCCGCTAATAGATGATGCGGTTCCGCTTCCACCGTTGCCACTCGTTGCGCCGTTAACTCCTGTGCCTGTTGCGCCGCCACCGCCGCCGGCTCGATCAGTTGCGTCATCGTTTGCGCCTGGACCACCGCTTTGTCCTTGCCCGCTTGTGCCGGTTCCACCATTAGCAAAATTCCAAATTCCAAGATCTACGTTGTGACTTAATCCACCGCCGCCGCCAGAGCCGCCGCTGTTGCCATCGGTGCCTAAATAACCACCACCACCGCCGCCGGTTGATGTAATGGTGCTGAATACAGAATTACTGCCGTTTGCGCCTTGTTGTTGAGTTCCACCAGTACCGCCCGCGCCAACCGTTACGGTGTATGCCGTACTAGTTGTAATTGAAAATCCAGTTGCGGTTCTGTAACCACCGGCTCCACCGCCGCCACCTTCTGCCTGAATTTGATTTGCGCCGCTTGCATAGGTTCTTCCTGCGCCGCCCGATCCACCGCCTGCAACAACAAGATATTCAACGCTTGGCGGTGCGGCTGCGCTTGCTTGAACCGCGCCGAGCAGCATTTGCATGATGCCGGACATATTAAGTGAGGTTTCCGCTCATCACGCAATTGTCGCTATTCAAAAACAAAATAGTTGCCACGCCGCGTGTTGCTAATGTTACCGATGCTTTATCGGTATTTGTTCCAGCAATGTAAGCAATGCTGATGCTGCATTCCACGGTGACATTGCCCGTCGTTGCGTTATACAGCGTTACCGCATCTCCAGTTGCCATTGTGGCGTTTGGAATAATGATTTTTCCGCTGGTGCCAACGCCAATAAATCTGCCGTTATCGCCTGCCGAAATGGTATAGGTGGACGTTTTATCTGATCCAGATTGCGGGATCGCACGGATTTTTCCGTATTGATCGTTAATTGACGTAATGCTCGCGCCGGTCACCGTCAATGTTGCAATGTTTGCCGACGTTACGCTGGCATTAGATACGGTCAGAATGTTTGCATTCGCTGACGCAATCGATGCGTTTGTCGCAACAAACGTTCCCACATTTGCTGACGCAATCGATGCTTGGGTGGATGTTAAGGTTGTAACCGTGCCAGTTGTAAATAACGCTACCGCTGCGTTGATTGATGCTACGGATGCTTGAGTCGCCGTTAGCGTCGTAATAACCGCCGTGCCAAGATTGGCTGACGTTGCACTTACTGTTGTGGCTGCAAGTGATGCGACGCCCGTAACCGTGCCGCTGTCATCAACAATAACCTGGCTGTTTTGAATGATTTTGCCAGTTGTAAGATCAAATCGAGCAACCGCATTATCTGTTGACGATGCCGGGCCGGTTACGTCACCGCCACCGCCGCCGCCAGATTGCGCAACCCATGACAACGTGCCAGATCCGTTGGTGCGTAATACATAGCCCGAAACACCATCGGCATTTGGCCATGTGTAAGTAACCGATCCGGCAGACGTTTGAGCAACAAATCCGACGTAACCCGACGATGCGCCAGTAAATCGCAAGGTTGCAACATTAGCCGAGGCGATGCTGCCGCTTGTAATTTGCGCGTTACCAAGGTTTGCCGAGGCAATGCTGGCCGACGTACTGGTGAGGTTGGTCACCGCGCCGGTTGTAAGCAGCGCGACTGCAGCGTTGATTGATGCCGCCGAGGCGTTGGTAACGTCCAATCGCCCCATGTTGGCCGAGGCAATAGACGCCCCGGTAACGGTCATCGTAGTGACCACCGCCGTGCCGACGTTTGCAGAGGTGACCGATGCGCCTGCTGCACGAAAATCTGTGATGTTAGCCACCCCGACATTGGCCGAGGCGATAGAGGCGTTGGTAGAGGTGAGGTTCGTCACCGTGCCGGTGGTAACCAACGCCACCGCCGCGTTGATCGAAGCGACCGATGCCCCTGTGGCGTCTAGGCGCGTCACCAGGGCGGTGCCGATGTTGGCTGATGCCACAGATGCGCCTGTAGCCGTCAAGCCCGTCACAACAGCTGTGCCGACGTTTGCCGAGGCCACCGACGCGCCGGTAACCGTCATCGTCGTAATGACCGCGTTACCGAGGTTTGCCGAAGTAACCGATGCACCTGTTGCCCGTAGATCGGTGACGTTCGCCACGCCGAAATTAGCCGAAGCAACCGAAACGCCCGACAGATTTAACGATCCGATATTGGCCGAGGCTATGCTTGCGCCGGTTGCGGTAAGGCTGGTGACCGTTGCCGTTGTCAGCAACGCCACAGCGGCGTTAATGCTGGCAACCGATGCGCCGGTGGCGTGTAAATTGGTAATCCGTGCGTAATTGGCGTTGGCCGAGGTGACAGACGCATCCGAGGCGGTCAGCGTTGTGATTGCAGCGACCGTTGCGTTGATGCTTGGCGTTGAGACTTCTGCCAGGTTGCTCTTGCCGGTGACGGTGAGCGTGCCGTTAATCGTCGTGTTGCCAAACGAATTGGCGGCGTTAATCATCTGGAAGCGCGTACCGTCGTACACCACCACCACGATTTCGCCCGAGTTAATGTCACCCGCTGCCAGGGCACTACTGCCATCGCGCGTGACCGCTTTGGCGCCCAGGCCATCAATGTTCAACGTCACCGCGCCGGTGTTAGCGCCAACCGACACAAAGTAAAACATTTGGCCGGTGGCATAAGCCGTCAACGTTGGCAACAATGTTCCAGTAATTGTGTCGGCGCCCGCAACCGTTGTGATGAGTTTGGCCGCGGTGCTTTGTACCTGGGAAAGATTGGCGGCGTCGGTCGCCAGGGTGCCAGCCGCTAACCCCGTAATCTTGTTGTTGCCCATTGGAATGTTAGCCGTGGGCGTTGTTTGGCCGTCCTTGGTGATACAAGTCGAGAGGCCGGTGGCTAGATCCGCCGTCAACGCGTTAAACACAGTCGAAGAAATGACCGTGTTGGCAACAACCGGCTGCCCCGCCGAGTTAATGACAAATGTGCCGCTACCGTTAAAGCTCATGCTGAAACCCTCTTAATCTTGTGCGGCACCAAATGCCCCAAAGCGCCCAGCGGCCTGGCGTCCTAATGCTTGACCGGCTGCTCGGCGGCGCATGTATTCTTCCATGTTCGCCAATTCAACCTCTCTCGCATCACCGCGTAACAACAAGAGGCGCGCCAGGCGGTTGCGCTGCTCCTCCGGCATACCAAATTTCGTTGCTTTTTCTTGGACCCAACCCAACGATGCAGCTGGGTTTGTAATGGCCTGCTGTGCCATCTGCAAAGCGTTGTATTGCTCGCCCTGCTCATTTGCTCGAGCAAAGCGCTTAAATGTCGGGCTGTTGGAGCCCGCGCGTTCCAGGGTTTTAAGCTCCTCTTGGCCCAAAATCATGCTTTGGAATTTGCGGAAATCGTTGCCAAAGATCGCCCGCAATTTGCCCTGCATCTCGGGTTCTTTGTACATGTTGAGCAGCCTGGTTTGACCCGCCTGGGTGCCTGCGACACCGCGCAACGAATCCACCGCGCCGATCCGAAACGCATCGAGCTCCGATTGCGTCATGTCTTGCGTCAGCGCGCGCAACGATTTTGCCGATTCGCTAAACGCATCCTGGCCTTTTTCGACCGCTGTTCGCAGCTCTGCAATGCCGGCAAACGTGTTGCGGGCATCCGCGTACTCGGGCGACAGCGAATCAAGCT